CGCTGTCCCGGCGACAGGGGCACCATGTTCCGGTCCCGGTGGGGGCGGAAGTGCATGTACTTCGTGTTGAGGAAGTACGCCGTGGAGGCCGGCATGAAGCCGCCGATGCCGCCGTCCAGCACCACGTCGGCGTCCATGAACTTGACGCTGACGAAACCCAGCTTGGCCGTCTCGCTGCCGGTGAAGCGCTGGATCGCCTGGAGGCTGCCCATGTACAGGCCCCAGTAGACGTTGTCGACCACGATCAGGTCGGGACGGTCGCTGCCCCGCACGCACTTGGCCCAGAGGCGGTTCCAGTAGCTCTGGATGTTCGCCGCCGTGGTCGCCGCGCCGCCATCGCTGGAGGCGTCGAACGTCTGGTTGCGCCAGAAGGGCCACGTGTTGCGGTCGATGCCGCCGACGGTGCCGGCCGAGCCCGGGGTCGCCACCACTTGCTTCAGCAGACCGTCGATCTGCTTGCCGCCGGCCGCCGTGCCGTCGCTGTAGATGCCCGCCGCGATCAGGTTGGCCATCGACGCCTCGCCCACGGTGACGCGGGCTTCGAGCAGGTCGATGATGGCTTCCTTGCCGGAGTTCTGCAGCTGGTCGAGGCCGCTGATGGTGACCGGGCAGGCCGCCTGCTTGATGTCGTACTGAGCCGCGCTGATGACGTCCTGCGCCGCGACGGGCAACAGGTCGTAGCCCGAGTACCAGCCGGCGTTGCCGTTGGCCTGGAAGCTGAGCTCCTGGAGGATCACGTTGCCGCCGCCGAACGGCTTGACGTTGCCGCGCTCCTTGAGGCGCGCCAGGAGGGCGTTGTTCTTGGTGACGTTGTCGGCGATGGTGCCGGTGCGCGATTGGATCGTGGTCGCAATGACGTCACTGATCGCGCTGTTTGCGAAGGCCATTTTGGTTCTCCGAGGTTGGGAGGATCACTTGGTTCCCGTCCGGTGTGGTACGGGGCTGTCCGGGGTCGTTGCGGGCCCTACGCACCGAAGGGGCGCCCTTGACGGGTTTCAGGTTGAAGAAGAAGCCGACCAACTTCGAGGTCAACTTCAGCATCACCGTCCTCCCACGCTCTCGAAGGCACTTTCGATGGTATCCCGCAGCGTACCTGATCCCGCTGGCCTGGGAGTGCCCGAGGGGGCGCCGGACACGGAGGCCGAGGCATTCAGCGCCTTCTGGGCCCGGGCATTCGTGGTCTGGGCTTGTCGGCGTTGAGCGTCGGCCGCCTGTCGGGCAACCACTTGAGCGCCCAATTCAGGGTTCATCGCTACGGCGCGAGTATACGCCTGTTCGGGGGAGAAGTAAACCCCCCTTTTCGCGGCCACCTCGATGATGTCCGCCATGTCGTCCCGGACGGTGTCGAAGTGGGGGAACTTGACCGGGTCGTTGGCCATCGCCTCGATGGTGGCGTTGATCTGCAACTGGGTCTGCTCGACCGTCTGACGCTCGCGCTGCTGCTGTTGCGTCAGGAACGAGTTGAACGGCTGGAGCCGCTCTTGGAGCAGGCGCTCGACCGTGGCCGCCACCGGATCGGCCGGCTGCGCCCCAGCGAGGGCCGCGTCCAGTTCCTTGATGTCGACCCCGTAATCGTGGATCAGCTTCGCCATGTACTGGGCGCGCTGGGCGGTGGGGGCCGTCGACAGGATGTAGTCGGCCTTCAGGAGTTCACCGACGGCCTGGACGGGGGGCATGCCCGTGGCACGGAGTCGTGCCTCGAACGGGCGGGTGACCTCGTTGAACTGGTTGAAGAACTGCCGAGCGGTGGAGGTCTCACCGAGCACCCGATTGATGTCCCGCTCGCGCCGGCTGATCTCCGCACGGGCCTCCGGGGGAATCTTGTCCCAGTGACTCCTCAGTGCCGGCTTCCACGACTGGGGGGCCTTGTCCTCGGCGGTGGTCGAGGAGGGCGGGGTGTCGTCCTCGGGGGACGGGGTGTCGTCCTTGGGCTCGTCCTTGGGCTCGTCCTTGGGCTCGGGGGACGGGGTATCGTCCTGGGCCTTGGGCGGGGGCTCGTCCTTGGGCGGGGTGTCGCCCTTGGGCTCGGGAGAGGGCTCCGCAGTGGCCTTCTCGAATGCGGCTTCGACCGAGGCGCGGATGTCGGGCTCGGAGGTGGCCGAGTTGGACGAGGCGGCTGGGGTGTTGGACTGGAGGCTATCGGCGGACATGGTGGGGTGTCTTTCGCAGGGCATTGACGGTGGCTTGGGCGCGCTTGGCCTGATCGGCCTGATTGAATTCCTTGGCCACCTGGACAGGGATTCCAACCTTCTTGGCGAATGCGGGGTCGTGGGCCGCAGCCGCCATGGTTCTGGCTTGTTTGGGAGAAGTGGATGGCATGGGCTACCTCATCAGTCCCTTCTGGTACATGGTCTTGATGATCTCCTGTCGGATGGCCGCCCGATCGGGCTTGTACTCCTGCGCCGTCGTGAGGGGTTTGAGCCCAACGAGGTCCGCGTTGGGTACGACGTCATGCCGACGGCAGTGCTCGCGGAGACCAGCCCGACCGGCGTACAGCTTGCCGTCGATGGGAGAGACGAAATCAGGTAAGTCAGGAAGAACCGTGGGGCCACCAGGAGCATCCGCGGACTCGGGGAGGGCATCGACTCCTCGTTCATAGAGCACCCCATCGATCTGAACGAAACTCCTACGCGGCATTTTTGCCCCCCGTCATGCGATTGGCGAGTTCGGAAGTGGCCTTGGCCTTCTCCTTGGACTGGCGGAGGGCCTGCGAATGCTGGGCGGCCCGCTGTTGGAGGTCCATCTGGCCTTGTTGATGCTGGGAGAGGAGCTTCAGCTGATCCGCCATCATGCCGGTGCGCGCCTTCTGCATCTGGACGGCGCCATCGACCTGGGCCTTCTGCGTCATCTGCTGCATCTCCATCTGGTGCTCCTGCTGCTTGAAGCGAAGCTCTTGGACGTTGGAGACTTGCTTCAGCTGCGCGTCCTGCCGCTTCATCTGCATCTCCATTTCCATCCTCTTCTGCTCCATCTCAGCCTTCTGCACCTCGGGGTCGGGGGTCGACTGGGGAGGATTCTTGATCATGTCGTCGAGGGCCCTGTCGATCATGCCCTCGATGTCCCGAGCACCCTTGAACTTGGAGACGGCCCACTTCAGGACGGTGGCGAACAGAGGGGTGGCCTCCGGCTTGGCCTGAATGATGGGGGCGATCTGCTGGAAGTAGCCCGAGATCGCAGTGACCAACTCGATGGCGTCCTTCTTCTCCATGTCGTAGTCGGCCTGGGCCAACTGGTCGGAGGTCACCACGATACGCCACTCGAAGCCCTCCTCGGACTGGAGCAGCTGGACGGCGGGGTCCGCCATCTGGGCGTCATCCGTGCGCAAGATGTTCGACTTGCGGATGAGGATCTCGGGGTCGTAGTGCTTGACCAGAATCTCGGCCTTGATCCGCAGGACCTCCGCCACGAACCGGGCCACGTCATCTTGGATGTCCTTGATGCGGATGGAGGCGAACTTGGCCTTGATCTCCTGGGCGCCGAGGGTCTCACTGGCCTTGGAGGCCCCCCGGACGATGTCGGCGATGCCGGTGATCTCGTAGATTTGGCCCTTGATGATCTCCCGCGACTCGTTCAGCCGCTGGAGGCAATTCGTGACCTGCTCGAGGGGGAGCCAATCCACTTGCCCCTTGACGCCCCCCTTCTCAGCGAACATCGCCCAGTTGTCGACGGGGATGAGGGTGTTGTCGAACCCCTCCAGGAGCATGCGCTGGACCCCCTCGGCCGCCCGATCATACACGCCGACGACCTTGCACGCCTGGATCAGCAGGGAAATGCGGTTGTTGACGGTATCCAGTTCCGAGTACTGGTCTTGGACCATGTAGTAGTCGGGGCGGGGGACCGTGTTCGACGTGGAATTGTTGGCGAACAGGGGGGTGGGGCAGGGCTCGAACCCGGTCAACTCCAGAAAGTCCTTCTTGGAGTCGAGCAGTTGGGGGTACTCCCGGCACAACCAGACCACTTCCCGCTTGTCCCGGTCCCAGATCTCGTACACCTTGGCCCGCATCAGGGACTGGTTCTCGGGCGTGATGGGGGAGGGGTACGAGTCGGACATCGTGCCGCGCGACCCCTTGGTGAGCGGGACCGCATTGCCGATCTTGTCCCCGAACCTGCGACGAAGCTCGGCCCTGGACATGAACACGCGCCGGCCGACCCACCGACGCTCCTCCCAGACACGGCAGGGGGACCAGATGAAGTCCTCCCAGTACACGTAGTCCACCACGACGCGCTGGTCGGTGATCGACTTGTAGGTGGTCTTGGAGGGCTGATCGTCTGGAGCGTTCTGGGTCTTGAACCCGGAATTGGATGGTTGCTCCGCGTCCGGGAGCCCCTCACCCGCCTCCGGTTGAGTCTCGAGGATGGAGTCGTCCAACTCCTTGTCCTCCGTCTCCGTCTCCAGGCGCAACCAGACCTGGCCCAGACCGGGGACCAACCTGTCGATCACGGCGTGACGGATGGCCGCATCGAAGGTGTCCCGGGGGTCGTCGCAGTCGGGGGTCGTGGCTCTCTGGAGGATGTTCGCCGCGACCCGACCGATCTGATCGTTGTAGTCCAGGTACTTCCGCTTGATCTCGGGCTCGGGCACCTGGGAGTACAAGGCCGCCCGCATGATGTGCGTGTTGGCGTAGAACAGGTTGAACCACTTGTTCATCGAGTCCACGGCGTCGCGCTCGTCCACGTAGCGGCGGGCGACCTTGCGGGCACGCTCGTGGAACTTCTTGAGCTCCTTCTCTGCGTACTCGATCTCCGTCACCCAGAGTTGATAGGGGGTCAACTCCTCGGGGTCACGGATCGTGGGGGAGCCGCTATTCGGCGTGGAAGGGTCGATGGAGTAGCTCATGGAGGGTTATCCGATCCTTGCGCGATGTTGACGCTTCTGCTCGTTGTCTGCGAACAGGTTGGCTAGGTGGAACTTGTACGTGGCCTCGGCTCTCCGCTTGGCGGCGGGGGAGGAGGGGTCATCATCAGCTGAGCGTTGTGAGGTGGCGTATTTGGGGGAGGCCACTACACACATGTACCCGAACGCGTCAGCGTAGTCAGAGCACCAGTCGTGGAGGGGGTGCTCAGAGAAGGTGAGTGTGTTCTCGTCCCACTCGCGCCGGTACCCCTTCAGGGCCTCGATCAGGTCCTCCACCTCCGTCTGCCCCGAGTCGAAGCTGATGGAGGGGAACAGCCTACGCGTGGCCGCAATGCGGTCCCGGACCTTGTGGGCGGGGACCATCGTGGGTCTGATGCCGTTGGAGAGGAACTGCTCCACGATGGACCGACCCGTCTGTAGGTTCCGCGCCTTGGCGTCGTGGGGGAGGTACACCTGCCCCAATTCGGCCTTGTCGTGACTGGCGAAGGACCGAATCTGGTCGATGTGATGGAAGATGTCCTTGCCCTGGGTGGCCTTCACCGCCACTACGCGGGGGCCCTCCCTCATCTCCTGCCAAAAGATCGCCACTGTGGAGTCAGTGAACCCCAAGTCGAACACGACGTTGGTTGGGACCGACTCCGTGTAGATGTCCGGCTGGTAACGGACATGGGCCTCGGCGAACAATTGGTTGATCTCGTCCGCGTAGATGGCCCCCTTGAGGGCTGCGTCGAAGGAGCACTCATACTCCTGAGCATACTCCTCGGGGTCCATGTCCCTGCGGAGGGCCGCCAGTTCATCAGGGGGGATGATCCCTGAAACGGAGGCCTGGAGAGTCAGGTGGTACCACTCGTCGGGATTGGACTGGGCTGTCTTGATTGTCTTGTAGAATAGGTTACGACCACGGGGAGTGGATGCAAACACCCACCAGCCGTTGCGGTCGGACAGAGCGGGGCGGATGATTGTGGAGAAAGTGCTAGGCCGAAAGAGCGCATACTCGTCACCAACGCCACCGTCGAGGTACATGCCTCGTAGGGAGTCTGGGTTATCGGACCCGAGACAATAAATGGTCCGATCACCATGGAGGGTCACCTTCAGTTCCGACTCAGAGGGGGGCTTGGAGAAGTACGGCTCAGCGTAGTCCTTCAGGTATTGCCACGCGATCCGTTTGGCCTGGGTGAACGTTGGTCCGACGTAGGCCAGCTGAGGCTTGCGGAGGGGGCACTGCAGGGCCCCCACTATCACATCGTTGACGAGTGCGACTGTCTTCCCCGCGCGCCTATGGGTGTTCAGCGCGGCCCACCGTTGCTTGCGGTTATGGAACGGCAAGAAATGGGGGCGGGGGACATACTCAATCATTGAGGGGTCCCTGGAGCGTCTTCATTCCTTGCCCCTCCACGCCTGCGGGACGGGGGGCCATCTCAACAACGTTCGGGGAGTTCGGGGAGTTCTGGTAGCTGAGCCGCTCGTTGGACGCCCAGGAGATCGTGACGTTGATGTCCTTCTTCTCGTTGATCTGAGTGGTGGAGGGGACCAGACGAGAGTACAGGGGGTAGAACTTGCCTGGGTTCTGGTGTGCCCAATGTGCTAGACGGGGGACACCCCCAATCAGTTCAAACGCCTGCTGGAATGCCTGCGCGGCCCGGGAGGTCTTCAGGACAGGGGGGAGGGAGTCCCCCAGGAGCCCCCGCTCGAGCAGCCTCACGAGTTCGGGGGTCATCTCAACAGAATCCAGGAACGCTGCCCGGTACTCCTCCGGGATGAACTCTTCAGGGACCTTGGGGGTGTCAGCCATGGAGGGCGATTATACCCTAGAATCAGGATGGGGGGTATAGGGAAAGCCCCTATTTACTTCAGATGTGGGGAGGTATACGCGCGAGCGGAGGCGCCCGTTGTTAGCTAGACTCGTTACCTGCTCCACATTGGTAAAACCTGCCATACACATTGGTAAAACCTGCCACAGTTAGAAGGGGGATCACAGGGGACCCTAACCCTCACCCCCACCCGCCCGATTCTTCTGGCAAGACAGACCAAGCATGTGCGCAAAAAAGCCCCCCGAAGGGGGCCTGCGTGGCTGCTAGGGGTCAGTCAGGCAGCATCGCGTACACCGTCACGATTGCCGCGAGGGACACCCCGAGCGGGCCGCCGATGTAGATGGCGAGGGCCATCAGCCCGACGTAGGGGATCACGCCACCACCTCTTCACGCTTGACGCGCTTTGCTTGGCGCTTGGAGGGCTTCGGGGCTTCCGCCTCGGCGGGGGCTTCTGCCTTGGGGGCTTCGGGGGCCGGGGCCGCCTCGGGGGCTGGGGCCACCTCGGCGGGGGCGCCGACGATGGCGAACACGTAAGCGGGGTCTTTGTCGTAGGCAGCCGCTTCGGCTTGCGTGATCGGAAGCCACTCACGGGCCCCACCCACCGGCAGCAGATACAGGTATGCTGTCGGCTTGCCCGAACGATCCTTGCCGCGGGTGATGTACGTTTTGGTGACCTGGACGCCATCGAGGGTCGCCTTGGCTGCCGTAGACGCATCAAAGCCCTTCATCGGGATCTTGTAGGTGTAGGGGGAGAGCGTGCGAATCTGGGCTTCGCCATTCACGAGAATCTTGCGCATTTCATATCTTTCAGAGGGGGTTTCATCGGGGCAAAATCGCCTCCGACACTATATTAGACCCTGAAAACGGGTGAGAGTTCCCTGTTTTAAAGGTAACGAGAAGTAACGAACGTAACGAGGAGTAAAACCGGGTAAACCCCTAGACGGTGTGGACTGCGGGGGGCCATCATCACCCAACTTCTAGGGGTTTATCCGGGGTCATCCAGGGATTTTCACAAGAAAATGTAGGGAGTAACCCTTACAACGAATTACGGGGAGCCGAGTTACGGGGGGGGGGTCGGCCCGCTTTATAAAATCGTAAGTCGATGTCTCTATACGATAAACCCTTAGTAACCCCGTAACCTA